CAAACGACTTAATATATGATCCAATATAATTTGACTTGTAAAATACCTTCCATTATAATAAATTTTCTCTCCACTTGATTCTTCATCTTTATAAGGTATTTCCTTCAGTATTTCCAGTCCACACTCAGCAGGTATCTCTATTTCATGTGGTACAATATCATAAGGCTCCTGATAATCTTTTGTAAACAGGAATCCACGCCAGTATAAGGAATCTTCCTCATAAATGCTTATCCGGTATTGCATATCCTCGTCGCTATATAGGTCAGATAAGGAAAATACTCCAGTTTCATTTATCACTCGAATAATCGCTTTACTGGTCACGATAGGATCAAAAACATCATCCGTTGAATTATCCCAATCAATAATACAGGGTGTCCCGGTACCTTTGAGTATCGTTGGTTTAACTCCCACTTCTACCGTAGCCTCGAAATCTGCCTCGTCTCCTTCATCACTGATGAAATGCAATCGATAGTTTTCTGTCAGGGCAATATCTACGAAGATATGATTCCAACCAGCAGACAACATTAAATCAGAACCAAAACCAGTTGTTGGATTCCATAATTTCAACGTAGGCATATCTGCCCCGGAATGGTTGGTAAAATTAATTCGTATATAAATAGAATCCCCAGCACTTAATGCTAAATCATTGGTGTATATGTATCCCAAAGGTAAGGCGGAATCAGTCTTTTCAGCAAGAGTAATATCAGCCCCATCCGTCGTTAAGGTATCAAATGGATAAGTCACATGATTAATCCATTCAGTTACTTTATTTGTATGACCCACTCCAGCAAAACTTTCGTTTTCAATGTTAATACGCCAGGCAATACCCCCCAGATCATAAAAACCAATTTGATATTTAACTCCCCATGCCATTTTATAGCCTCCTTAATGCAAGTGCAACATCTTTTCCACGTATCCGTCCGTCGACGGTAACATGAATGTTTTTCATAGGTATTTGTCCCGGAGGAGTAACTGTCTCCCCGCTACTTAATAGAGCCGGGAAAGTATCATTTGGATATCCCGGTGGCACTACTCCTCCCTGAGCAAATCCAATCCATTCCTTTAGTTTTTTACCACCTAATAATCCTGCAGCAAAATTACCTATCTTTCCTCCTATACCTCCTCCTAACAAACTAAGAATACCAAAAATGGTGGCCTTAGCTGCCAGTTGTGCTGCCATCTGTTGCAAAGCATTTCCAAACGATTGAACCATAGCCTTCATTCCTCCCTGAGTATGAGAAAAGAAACCAACAAATGCACTTTCTAATCCATTTACGATGTTATATAATCCTTCCATTTGATTAGTTGCTTGTTCAGTTCCTTGATTCATTTCTTCTAACCACTTATAAAACTCTTTGTCTTTAGCTCGTTGTTTTATTCGTCTATGTACAGCATCTTGTGCTGATTCATATTCATCCCAATAACGTTGATATTCTTGTATTGCATCTTCTATCCCTGGTAAATCCTCTGGTGTGATAGGTAAAATAGATTTAATTACTTGTCCAGCACCACCTCCACCACCAATGCCTCCTCCAACACCACTTCCACCACCACCAGGAACAGAAGCAGTAGTTGTAATTACAGACTTCACAGTTCCTTCCAATTCTTTCAATGCTGCATCATATTGTAATATAGCAGATTTAGAAGATTCAACAATTTTATTTGCTTTCGCTGCTTCTCGTTCCGCTTGTCTTAATACTGTTGGCATTTCCGCTTGAGTGCCAACACCTAAATTACCACTCAATCCAAATCCACCTGAAACAGTAGATGTACGTTCCATGCCTGTTGCACGTAATTGACTTAAACGATAATCAGCCTCTTCTTTTTTAATTTGACTTTCTTTAAGTTTAATGCGTTCTTCTTCTTGTTTACGAATAATTTCAGCAATCTTTTGTTCATATATTTGCATACGGATTTTTTCTTTCAATTTTCCCAGATATGTATCAATTGCTTCCGTATTATGATTAATCAAGTCCCCTTCCTTACTTATTTCTCCATTATATCCTGGTAATAATTGTTTTAATTGATTGATGTAATCAATACGACGTTCGTTTGATAGATTTTCATTTTCAATCATCCAAACCAATTTTCGTACTTCCGCTGCCTGTGTAGCAAATTGTTTTCCGGCATCTTTATTTGCATCATTAAGCAATTGTTGAGTATCCACTACTTCCTGTGTACGTTTACTCCATGTAGTTAATTTCATTACTACCCCTGTGATTGCAACAGCTAATGTAATATATGGATTAACTAAAGAAACCAGAGTAAGTAACTTTCCCATAATAATCAATACCGGCCCGATGGCTGCTGCCATTGATACCCATCGAATTATATTTTTCTTTTGTGCATCATCCAATGCTGAAAACCATTTTGTAACTTCTCTCACACGTTGTATAAATCCTTGCATTATGGGTAAAATAGTATCTTTTATTGCCGATCCAAACTCTATTAATGCTAATTTTACAGCAGTAACGGCTTGTTGATATGTAAATTCCGAAGTATTTGCAGCCGTTTCAAATGCATGATTCAACGCTCCAGTAGAATGTACTACTGCATCAATTATCTTTTTATTATCTTCCAAGTTAGCTCCCAACAAGTCTAATACACCAGTTAATGCCCGTGTATTCGGGAATAACAAACTCATAGTATCCGCATTAAGACTGGTTAATCTATTCAATTCCAATAATGTTGCTAATACTCCTCCTTCCTTTACTGTTTTACGTAATTGTTCAAACGAACTACCTAATTCTCCTAACAATTGTTCGGATTCTTTAGTACCTCCTTTAAGTATTGTAGTCAAAATGTTTTTCAATTGCATAGCTGCCGTTTCTACACCAGTACCTGTACGAGTCATCCCAGCAATTACACCTGCAATTTCCCCAAATGAAACCCCCATAGCAGAAGCAACAGGAATAACTTGTCCAATACTACCAGCAAATCCGCTGGCTTCTGCTTTACCTTCACGAACAGCTGCTACTAATACATCTGTCGCTTCAGCTGCCGTGATATTTTCCTTACCATAAGCATTAATGGCAGAAGTAACAGCATCCGCAATAACTCGAGTTTCTCCTAATCCACTAACAGATGCTTTAGCAGACATTTCCAGCGTTTGCATTGCTTCAGCTCCCTTAACACCAGCAGAAGTAATATAGTATAAAGCATCTGCCAATTCTTTTGGACTTTTACCTAATGCTGCTGCCATTTCCAAAATACTACCATGCCATTGATCAACTTGTTCCTGAGCTATTCCTACTAACCCTACTATCATTGACATTGACTTTTCAAAATCTTTTTGCATCTTAAATACACCTACACCAACACCTATCAATGGTAAAGTAACTCCCATAGTAATTTGTTGTCCCACAGTATGAAGATCGCGTCCCATGTCTTGAAATTTTTGATTCCAAGTTTTAGAAGTCTGTTGTACCATACGATCTGCCTTTTGCATCTCCGTTTCAACTTGTTTTAAAGCTGTACGAAATTCTCGGGCATCCAATCCTAATGTTGCTATTAACTTACCAATGTCAAGATCCATTTATTTTTTCTTTTTAAATGTTTTTACAATATTAATCATTTGTTGTTTCATTTCTTCAACTGATTGCTTACGAGGACTTTCCCATGGAAAAGGCATAAATTTAAGTGGATCATATTGACGCTTCGCTTCTTCCACTTGTGCATTATACCAATACATAGTTTGTTTACGCATACTATTAAACGTAATTTCCATACGACACATTTCACGATCTTTAGCATCTTGTAGGGCATAATAAAATTCAACTGGACTGAGACGATAAAATTCATAACTTGTTAATCCAAATCTACTGATTGCTATTCCACACAAGTGATTAAAATCAACTACTTTTTTGACTCATCAGTGCCTCCTTGCACCTGTATTTCATCTGTATCTTGTGTTTTTGCCATTTTCATAGTAAAACTATAGAAGATTTTCATGAAATCAGCAAAACATTCATTCAACACAAATCGAGCTTCTTTTTTTGATATCTTCGATTTTGTATTTGTAGCTTCTGCTCCTAATTGTAATGAATAATACAAAACAGATGTAAAATAATCATAACTTAAAATACTTACATCATCATCTTTTACATCATTACTTGATGGCGCTATTTTTGTTTCCTGTTGAGCCATCATCAACGCAAAGTATCCTACTTTTACGGGATACTTTTTTCCTTCGTATGTAATAAATTCTACCATAATGATAAGTCTTTGATTAAGACATTAATAATTAACTACCTGAACCAGAACCAGATTCCATCGTCACTTCACCAGTGATTTTGATAGTAACATCAGCTGTTACCTTATCAGTTGCAGTAACTGTAATAGGAACTTCCGTTACCAAACCATTGAACTGAAGAGAAGTATTTTCTGCATCCGGCAATAGAATTTCATACAGATGACTATCAGCATCCTCAAAATCATCTTTCATCAACTCATACGTAGTACGAGTGAAATTCATACTGAGAGAAATTGTACCAGCATCCCGAAAGCCAGTAATAAATTCACGATACCCTCCTGTACTATCTAATGATGTAACATCAATAAATTCACGAGTCATCGTCGGGCCGTTTATTGAGTTGATTTCTGCGAGGTCTACCCACGCATTACCACTCCAACGGCGAAACTTGGTTCCAACACCTGAAAAAGCATTACTTGCCATAATTTTACCTCCTTTGAATTAAAAAATTTAAACTAAATAAAAATCGTTTATTTTCATCTACACCAATCGCTGTAGGCCCGTTGGCGCAACGGATCAACGAATAAAATGTATTATTAATGGTCGTTGATTGTCCATGTAATAATGTTTTTAATGTTTCTAATTTTGCAAAACCAGTACGATAATACCGATCTCGTGCTATTATCTGTAAAGCTGGATACTCATATACTTCTTCCCGATTCATTGTTAACTGAGGAGACATTCCTCCAGTATCAAGTAATACCGTACAATTGTCTGGATTAGTAGGCATGAATCCAATAAACAAATTACTGCCCAAAATAAAATTAGTATTATTTGCTATAATATAATCCTTTATATCTTCACTGACTGCATTCATCGTATTTTTGCATTATCTCGCATTATTTGTAAAATTTTTTCTTTATTTCTATACAGAGCTTTTTCAAAAAATTTTGCTCCCGATCCAGGTCGTTTCCAATTTATTTTTTTACCTGTATTTTCATCTGTCATCTCATGAACAAAGATAGCATAATTAGCAGTAAATCCCATCATTCCTACTGGTTC